TACCCAGCATTATTTTCCCAATTCCTGTTAATACTCCTTTAAAACTCATTACGGTTTCAACCCCATCCATTAAATAATCTAATAGTGATGCAAATTTATCAATTATAGGAGTTAATTGATCCTTTAGCTTTGTCATAGCATCCGCAAATCTTTTAGCAGCAGCTTCAGCATGTAATTGATTTGTTAATTGCTCAGTTCCAATTTTTCTTTGTTCATCCGCTGTTATTACCCCATCTTCCATAGCTTTATTATACTCTTTAGAAGCATCATCTAGTGATTTTGCCCCATTACCTAAAAGTTTTTGAGTTTCTAACATTTCAGCTAATTCATCTCTTGACATTCCAAATGCTTTAGCTAATGATTGTTGTTGCAAGACATTATACTCCTGAAAATCAGCTGATGTTCCTATTTCTCTTGATATAGCCTTTGCCAAATCCTCTTGGTTACCCATTAATGCTGCTTTCCTAGCATCCTGTAAATTCAACTGTTTACCAGTCAACAATTCAGCTTCCATTTCAGCTCCTATAGAGCTTTCAAAATCTAGTAATGAAGAAGATGTTTTTTCAAGTTGAGATTGACTCATTCCTAACCTAGCAGAGTAGAAAGCTGCATTAGCTAATGATTTGCCTTGACCTTCCATTGACATTCTATTAGCTGCACTAATATTACCAATATCAGAAAATACTTGTTGTTGGTTTACTGCTACTCCTTCCTGTTCTGCTAGTATTGCTACTTGTCCTCTTAAGGATGCTGTAAGATCTTCAGAACTTTCACCTCTTGACTTTGCTAATTTTATAAATTGAGCTGCTTGTTTAGTGGTTAACCCAAATTCATTAGATAATAATGAAAATGTTTTTAATTCATCTTGGGTTAATTTTACAGCACCTCCTATTTCAGCATTAAATTCTTGTATACCCTTAACAGCATCCGCTATAGTAAAATGTAAATGGCCTAAATTACTATCAGCTTCACCTGCTGAGTTAGCCATAAAATTCATTTGTTCTTTTAAACCATTAGCATCACTTCTTCCTAACCCAAAAGTTTTTGCTAGATCTTCTCTTGCTGCTCCAAAGGCTTTTATTCCATCTTTAAATCCTTTAAATATAGCTACATCTAAAGCAGCTAACATTTCCTTCTTAAACTTTGTAGCTCCCTTTACAAGTGTATCTCCTAAAACTTTTGCCTCAATGTCGGCATCCTCTAAACCTAGTTTACCTAAATCTTTAAGCTCTTCACCTGTTCTTTCACCGTTTTTCTGGGCCTTTTTTAATTCTATATTAAAATCATTAGCTGCTTGTTGTTGGTCGTAAAGTTCTTCAGTTAATTCATTAGCTTCTTTACCTATGTCCTTAAACATATCAGCATATTTACCAAATCCTATACTTTTCATTAACCCACCAGCTGAGTCTAGTGCTTTATTAGTTAATTCATTATACCCGGCAATCTTTTCTTCTTTTGCTGTTCTATCTGCTAATTTTTGGTTTATGTCAGTTAAAACTGAAGATTCAGCTTGCATCTCCATTATCATATCAGCATGACCCTCAGTAATCTTTTCTGCTACTAATAATGATGCTAAACGTTTTTTTAGATTAGCTTCATTTAATCTTTCACCATCTTTCCCTAAAAGTATTTCTTTGTTAGCTATTTGAAAGTTAGAAAGTTGGGATTTGTATTTTTGTTGGAGTTGGCTAAGTTCTTTAGCATTTAGTCTGTTAATACCTTCCTGGTCGTCTTTTAACTTTTCAGCAATTCCTTGAATTTGGCTAGTTGCTTTTTTAGTAATGTTAAGACTTTCATTTTGCTTTTTTATTGCACCATTTAAACCTATTAAAGTTTCAAAGTAACCCTTTGCATTTTTTCCAACATTATCTAATTTCTTGTCTAAATCATCTACACCATCAACTAATTTAATAATGGCATCATCAGCATCCCCCATAGTTGCAATAAACTCACGGGCTGTTTGGCCTGTAAAAGGGTTTGCCTGGCCTAAAGATTCATAACCTCTTCTTATCTCTTTAAGGAGTTCAACTACCTGTTGATATTTTTTGGGATCTAAATTGTTATCGGTCATTCTAACTTTGTTTTATTATAAATATTAGAAAAACCTATTTTTTTGTTCTTTTTGAGATATAAGTAGGGGGGGATATACTTTTTGATGGTTGGGTGGGGTTGGTTGGATTATTTAAATCAATCTGTGTGTCCCTTTCTCTATTGGATTTTTTTCTACCTTCTTCAACTTCATCATAATGGCTTTTAAGTTTGTTGAAAGTGAATTTACGTAACCATATAGGCATATTATAAACAGTTTCCCAACCATACCCCCCCTTACTATTAAATACAATTTCATGTATTGAATTAAATAAATTTAATCTTGCCCCCGGTGAGTTATCTAGCGTCAGGCCAAAAAAAGTTAAGTCCAATGGGGATGATTGCGTCATCACTACTTCCCTCGGGAAAAAAAGTTAGATCAACATCTGGTTGAACTAATTTAATATAGTTTCTTAGTGCTCGGGAATCTTGGGCTAGTAGATAATTGTCTACAAACTCCCTAATTGATTTTTTATCAGGATCTCCTTCAATAGATGTTATAATATATTTTAATCGTGTTGACATTTCAGGATTCGCTTCCTTGTTTATTTTTTTAAGCCCCTGTAATTCTCTTTCAATAGCTTTTTCATCTCTCCCATTTAAAATTTTAAAGGATATATTAGCTTTTGTTTTTGGGAGTTGGTATTCGAATTCATTGATACCTTTTGTAATTAAAGCCTCATCGAATTGTGTGTTTTCTAATATAGATAAATCTACAGATTCTTTTTCACCATTATACTCAAATTCATAGTTTGAACCATAACCTAAAATACGTGCTGCTATTAGTAGTGCATTTTTGTCCCCTACAACTATATCATCATAATTAATTTTTTTATCAACTATAAGTGATTGTAAGAGTTTATCTAATACAATACCTTTTTTAATGTAGGATTGGTTTGTCAAAATATCTTCTTCTTTGGCTGTCATATATTTAATTTCGACTATGCCCAAAGATAATGGGTTTTCTTCAGGATACAGTAAACCTTTTGAGGGTAATTCTACGTTTTCAGTGGGGCGGGTAAATTCTTCCATATAAATTTTATTTAATTATAACTTTATTATTCATGTATACATATATAATATAAGAAAAAGTATTGCACAAGCCAAGTTGTTTCTTACTTTCTATTTTCTACTATATATGAGAATAGAAAGAGCTTGACTGTTTTAGCCAAGCTCAATTTAAAAATATTTGTTTTATATCAAAAATTCAAAACACAATAATCCATTCCAATAGTCATGTCAATATTCATTGCTTCACCATCAGTGTCCCAATTCATATCACCAAACGATGCATCTTTAATAAATGCTCCTTTAATAATCCATTCAGAAACAACATCACCTACAGGACCTAATACGTCTATAGTTAAATCTTTCTTATAGAAATCACTATAACCATCTCTACCGGTTACTGACTCATGGTGTAATCTTACCCACTCCATAGTTGCTTGAGCTCCTGAGGGTGTAATTGGATCAAATAGTTGCATTGTAATATCGTTCCATCTTAACTTACCCTTTACTTTACGGTACGTGTTAATGTGGTTAAGTGTGATTTCATCTTGTGCGAAACCTAGTCCACTAATACCCTTTATAATATAGGATGGAATCCCGTCTACATACATTATGAACCTATTTGCTTGCTTTGGTTCAAACGCGGTAAAAAAGATCTCATTGGGGTCTAGTACAGCCATAATTTTATATTTTATTTTATTTTAATTTTGTTATCGTGTATACATATATGATGGGGGGGTTAAATCACATAAATTTATCAGACTTATTTCTATTTCCTATTTCACTATCATAACCAAAACTTTTGGATATTTTGGTGGTTTTAAATAAGGGTTGGAGGTTAGAAAAATGGAAACATTTTTTTTGTCCTTCAACGAGTGACAAATTAAAATTAGCACAGGGTATGATGTGGTCTATTTCCCATATAATTCCATGGTTGATCCAAGACATTTCCTTTTTGAATAGTTGTTGGAGATGGGATTTTAATTCACCTAAAGAACAGTCTAGAAGAGCAATAATGTTACTACTTTTATATGTTTTATTTTTCTTTAGGACTTCATTTAATCTATTTCCTAATAAAATCCTTAATTTATAGTTAGGGTCATTATCCCATTTATCTTTTCTCCAAACTTTATGGTATTCCCTGTTATTTTTATGCCATTTTTTTTGTATTAGTTTATATTCTTCATGGTTGTGTTTTTGCCATTTTGTGCTATTGTTTTTGACTTTTTCTGTGTTGGTTTTATAGTATTTTTTACTACTTTCTTGATACTTTTCCTTATTTTCTTTATAGTAACGTTGGGTTAAATCTTTGGAATTGTTGTTATATTCTATTCTACACCCCTTGCATATATGTGAACAACCATCTTTTGAAGATGATTTTTTATAGAAATTTGAATATTCCTTATCTTGGTTACATTTAGAGCATTTTTTCATATCATGTCGTTTGGGTCAGTTATACATACGAAAAAGAGGTGCTAAACGCACCTCATTTCCAATTATTGTTAAAATTTATTTTTATGCAGGGAATTCAGCTCCTGTTGGGAGTATATTGAAATCTAGGTAAATAAATTCTGCTGTTTTTGTTGGTTGAACGTATATAGCGCCTCTTAATTCATTTCTATCAACTATGTCGGGACCATTGTTTGACTCGTTCATAACGACTTTAAATGCGTATAAACCCTGTCTTTGTTGTACTGATTCCAAATATGGGTTTACTTGAGTTAAGAATATATTTCTAGTTGCTGATGAATTTTGTTCAAATACTAAATTATCTGCTACTTGTGAGATATAATTTTTAAGTGAAATTAATAATCTTCTAACATTTATTCTATCTAAAGCTGATGCTGTAGTTTGTAATGTTTTCTGACCAAATACTACAACTCCTCTTCCGGGGAATGTTGCGATTGGGTTAACTTTACCTTGATATAATGTATCTCTATTATTTTGAGTTAATTTTCTTTCTGCTTGGATTACATTACCTAAACCACCTCTATTAATACCGGCAGGTGCAAACCATGCTTCTGCTGTTCTATCATTTGAAGCATAAACTCCTGGCATTAGTGTTCCAGCTGGGACCCAAACATTTTGACCTGAATCGGGGTCTGTTACCATACACCATGGCCAATATGAAGCGGCATATGAAGTGTCTTTACTAGCTGCGGTTTGTGTAACTGCTGTTATTGAAGAATTATAGGCTTCAAGATCTAAAATTACAATGTTGTCACCTCTATTTTCGGTATTTGATGTTAAAGTATTTAATACTGAACTATAATCTGATTGGTATAAACCAGGTGCAGATATTAAATTATACTTGTAATCATCTTTATTTGCTAATAAATTAAAAGCAGTTGTATAATTATCACCTTTTAACCCTTGAGTATCTGTACCATTAATTTGGTTATAATATTTTCCAGTTCCAGTTAAAATTGTTCCGGATGCACCCCCAAATGTACCTGAAGCTGCTACTGGTATATATGCTGTATACTGTGATTTTGGAGTTCCACTATTGTCGAAATAATCTGGTGTTTTGTAGGCTACATTACTTACTCTTATATATCTTGAGGCGTTTGGATAGGATCCTGATGTTTGTAAATAAACATCTGATGTTCCTTCTCCTCTTACTACTTTGGTTTGATCGCCAATTATTCTAGATATGTAATTAGATGATTTTGGGTCTAACGATACATTATTAAATGATTCTAGAACTGAATTTGCTCTTGTGGTATCATTACCTCGTCTTACAATTATACTAAATGTACCTGACCCCGTTGATGGGTTAGTGATTTGCCATCTAATGTTATCAGAAGTTCCATTAGTTAAGGCACCTTGTGAATTTAAAGCACCATCATTATTCATAATGATACCTTGACCAATTGTTTCTAATGTAAAAGCATTTGCATCTACTATATCAGCATCTACTAATGTTAATACTAAATCAGCTGCTGGTGTTCCAATTAAGGTTGAGTCTATTGTTACTGTATCACCTACAGCATACCCTGCACCTACATCTTGAGCTGATATTGATGTAGGTTCTACAAATAAATCACCGGCTACTAAGGTAAATACTGCATCCGTACCACCTGAACCTGATGCACCTAAAGATGATGAGGGGATTGTGATAGTTTCAGTAGCAACAAACCCTGAGCCTGTGGTTGTAACTGTTATTGATGATATTGTTGTTGAATCTGATAATATAATAGTACCAACAGCACCTGTTCCTTCAGTTCCTCCTGAGAGAGCGACACCTGGATAAGTTGCTGCAGCCCCACCTGATATTTGAATTGTAACACTTGCTAATAATGCATCAGCTGTAGCTAATAGTTTACCATTATCTATACTTGTAACTACATCTAAACTTAAACCTGTACCTGTACCAGAAGTAGTTGATACCACATCTGAATATGTTCCGGCTGTTCCACCTTGTCCACCACTTGCAAATGAACCTAATAAACTAGTTCCTGCAATTATAGCACCGCTTTCTACATCATTATACATTGTAGAAGAAGAAGCTGGGGTGAAACTACCGGAAGCAACTCTTGTTACTAGTAATGAAGTACCCCCATTTTGAAAGTAATTATAAGCCGATATTGAGGTAAAGAATGTAAATTCATCCGAACCACTGTCGAAAGTTGTTCCGAAATCAGCTTGGAATTCACTGTAGGTAGTAATTAGTTTTGGAATATTTACCTGCCCCTTCACTGTTGGACCTACTAAAGCAGCTCCTGCTTGTAATGGTTGGGTAGTTATTTGGGATTGATCATTCTCTCTTGCTAATACTCCTGGGGAAATTAATGTTTCTGCCATTTTATATAGTTGTTATTATTTTGATAATAAATATGTAATTTTTCCTCAAAAACTATTTATTTGGGGTGAATTCACCAGCTTCCAAAGAAATAGAGCCATCACCATATTTATCTTCTAATTCTTTACCTAATTTAATTTCACCTTCTTGCAGGTTTAATAAACTATTCTTAAATTGATCTTTACGTAACTCAAGTGCTAATATCTGCATCTCAACATTACCTACAACTGTTGTTAGTTCAGCATAGCTTTTTTGAAGCTTGGTTAAACTATCGATTTCTCCCTGTGTTAATTTTTTTACCATTTTTAAAACTTTTTAATTATTATTATGTGAAAAATACCATAAACATGAATTCTTCACTTTGCTCTCCTTTTTCATTAAATACTAAATGCCCACTCTCATTTAGTGTTACTCCAATTGGACTCCCATTTATTGATGTACCCATGTATGTTGTTAATACAAAACAATCAGTACCAAGGGTTTTACCTTCTAACTGTGGTGAAAAATCAGTTACTGTTGCCACACCACTTTCAAATACTGCAGTACCTTTAAGGAAGACTTCTGATGTTAATGTTCCTGCTATGTTTGTAAATTCTAATTGGGTTGATCTTACTGCTAATGATGAGCTTACTGCTAATGATGAGCTTACTGCTAATGATGAACTAACTGCGAATGATGAACTAACTGCTAATGATGAACTAACTGCGAATGATGAACTAACTGCTAATGATGAACTAACTGCGAATGATGAACTAACTGCGAATGATGAACTAACTGATGTTGATGCTTCACCTGTTAAATCTCCTTCAAAACCAAGTGATGATGATATAGAACCGGTTACAGATAAAGAACCAGAAAGGTTAATATTATAAGCATTTACACCTGTAAACGCATCAAAAGATTGGGAGATTTGAGAAGCTTCTACGGGTTGTCCTGTTACTACTCCTGTGTTTGTAAAATTTAAAGCCATATTATGTAATAATTTTATTATAAATATTAAAAATAACTCCTTAATTGATGATTTATGTAATTATTTTGTTTATAAATATTAAGAAAATTTTAATAATTGACGATCTATAGCATCAATTACAACTTGGGGTAGGATGGTTTTAGTACATTCAAAATGTCTTGAACTATTTTTATGTTCGGGACACCACTCCCAATCACCAGCATCTAATTTTGTAAAATTAAAACAACCCCTACATTTGTTTTCAGGTGTATATATCCTTTCACAACCCTCAAATTCACTGTAGGGTTCACTAAATCCTGAGATTAGGATTGTTGGACACCCCACAGCCCAACTTAACCAACTTAACCCACTCCCTAACCCTATAAAAGCTTTAGCATTCATTAAATCATTTGCTCTTTCACTTAATGGGTGATCTCCAGTTTTATTAATAACTCCAGTTAATGTTTTTCCTAATTTAGAATCATGCCATTTATCATTTAAAGGTTCTTGTGTAATCATTACAACTTTATAACCTTTACTATTTAAGTAATCTATTACTTTCTGCCACCCACCTTCATAGTTCCAATATTTAGCGTGTGATGAAGCATGGGGGGCTATACAAACATATTTTCCATCAATGGTTGAACCCGTATTTTTAAATGTATGCTTTGGTTTTATTTCTTTATAATTAAGACCTAAAATATCAGTTGCTGTTTTTGATAAAGGGTTTTTTCTAAAATTTAAAGGGTTTTTATTATAATCTATTTTTCCCCCTTCACTATAATGCCATCCTATCTCATACATAGCGTATAAACCAAATAACTCTACACCGGGGTTGATGAAAGTAATTTTTGGGTATTTTTCATCAAACATTTTATTATGAAATGTTGATACAGTTAAATTACATTTATGAATTTTCCTAAATTCTTCCAAATGTGAAATCCATGATAATGTATCACCTAAAGCACTAGAAGATAAATGAATATAAATCTTTTGATCCTCGGCATTATATGAATGTTCAAATACAACTTTCCCGGTGTTCTCATCTTTAACCTTTATTAGATACTTGATAAAATATTGAATATTGGTCTTACACCACATATTATTTGTAATTGTATTTTCATAAACTATATCTCCCGTATCCTGGTTGATAAAGTTTACAATATATTTTGCTTTTATATCACCCAATACTTCAAATTTACAACCTTTAATAAAGTCAAATTTGAAAATGTTTTGTTTTATAAGGGGGGGTTTAGGTACTTTGATTAAATTATTGTACTCTTTTATTAAAATTTCTTTCATACTGTTATAGGGTTTTGTACAATTTAACTAATTCTATTGAACGATTTAACCATGATAATTCTTTACTAGTTTGGGTTAGTTGGTTTCTATAACTATCCCAATTGGTTATGATATCTTTTAATCCTTTATCCATTTCAAAAATATCACGTGGTGATCTCCAAGCCCCATGAAAGTCAGTTGAATGTTCCCAATTAGCTATAATAGGTAAACCAGCAGCAGCAGCTTCAACCATAGTTAAATTGGGGTGTCCTGCTTCTAACATTGTAGGGTGAATAAATATATCATGTTTATGGTATAATTCTAATAATTCATCATTATGGATATCAAAAATCAAATTTAACTTAGAATAACTTAACATCCAGAGATGGGTGTTAAAAAACTCCTTATTATTTGAGGGACCTGCTATTGTAATAGGTAAATTATTTAACATTGCTAAACCTACACCATATGTAAATCCCTTTCTATCAAATGTGTTATCACCTGCTAAACCATTATTAGCAACCATTAGTAATTTTGGTTCTTTGGGAGTAGTTTTTTCTTTTCGATAAAATTTATCTACATTTACACCGTGTGAAAAATATTCTACTCTTGGATGGTTGAAATAATCAACTAAGAATCTTGCTGGGACTATAGTTTTTATTGAACCCTCAATTGCCTTTAATGTTTGTTTATATGTCAGTGAATCTTTACCAAAATAGTAAACGTGATGATCATGAAGTTGAAAAATATAAGGAATACCTCTTTCAGCTAATCCTACTGCTAGGTTAGTAACATGGCAGTGAATTATATCATATTCAGAGGGGGTTATTTCATTGAGGAATTTAATATCAACGGCATGTCCTAACTTTTTCAAATTTACAGTAAATTCCCATACTATCTTTTCTATAGCTCCCCAGCTGGTAGGAGGGATGGGGATCCCACATCCGGGGTGTACTTGACATATTCTCATTAGTTTTTAGATAAATATAATCCTCTATCTCCTTTCCATTTAAAGGAACCATTGTTAGGCATGTTATTTAAAAAGTAATCTTTATTAAGAATAAAATTATATTCTTTGATAAACTCCCCAGTAGTTAAATCTGTAATGTAAAAATTAACGATTATGTTATCGTCTATATTATATGGAACTAGATCCCAAAATATAAATTTACCGGTAACATTTAACTTTCTATCAATAATTAAGTCTTTATTTCTTTTAACTGTATAATGGATTGATTTATTTTCAATATTATTTGAAATTGTAACCCAAGGACAAAATCTATTAGGAATATTTGATGGTAGTATTGTATAATATTCAACCCTAGAATAGTCTTCAAATTCAAAGTATTTTATAATATCTAAATTAAATTTTTCTTTTGGTTCAATATAATTATTTTTATTATTTTTAAAAATATGATAGTATAAATTTTCAAGCCCATTTGACTCAGAACCATACTCACCCATTAAATCATTATATTGATTTTCAGTTTCTATAAACTTACAATTATTTAAAATTGCTTCAGGATGTGCGCTGAAAAAGTATGTATAATAACATTTTCCTTCTTGAGCTTCGTATTCACCAAAAAATGTATTATGGTTATTTAGTTTTTCTGATATATAGTTGATGTATTCTTCATCTTTAAGAAGGTAGTCGAAATTAACATAATGGAGTTTCTTTATCCCTAAACTTTTAGCAAATGTTGCGGGGTTGTAAAATAATGTATAACATGCAGGACCATGATATATATCATTATCTTCACCTCTGAGGTTTATGTTAGTATCAAAAATATCAGTACTATAAGTATAATTTGAATAAAACGTGTGTTTAGTTAAGGTGTTGTTTTTTTCGTAGAAAACATAATCAACCATATCTTGGAGTTCTTTAGGAACTGCATGATGTGATGAAATAATAATTTTTCTTTTACTATCTTTTCTTAAAGATTTAATACATTTAATAGTTGTATCTATACTAGATTGTGTATTTGGGTAAGTACAAATAACATATGCTTCTTCTTGAGGTTTTATACTTAGAGAAGGGTCTATTGTTGAAATCTTTGAGAATTCTTCAGATGATATTTGTACAACTTTAGGAACTTGGGTTTTTAAGAGGAGAGTAATTATTTCTTTATTGTAATTCTTATCGCTAAAATCTAAATAGGATACAGTTTTAAACCTATCAAAATAGTTTTGATATACCTCCAAATTATAAATTAATGAAGGGATTTTATAAGAAATTGCTTCACGTATTACTAAAGGCATAGTTTCTTTATCCTTATGAGTGCCTCGAGATGTAAATAAAAATAAATCCATAGATTGGTAGAAATTATCTACATCAACACGTTCATCCCACCATGTAATATTATCGGGTTTGCCTTTCATTAAGGGTTCCCAATACCATTTAAAATTATCTGCTTGGTTACCTACACAATGAAATTCAATATCTGGGAGGGATTTAGCATATTCAAAAAATTCAGATTGGTTTTTACGTGGAGTAAATAATCCAATATGGAGTACGTGTTTTTTATTTGGATCTAATCCTAGATTTTTTAGTGATGTATTTCTACAGGGACGGCTAATATACTCAATAGGATATTCAACTAATATTTTTGGAATATCAATATTTTTATATTGGTTAATTTGCCAATTAGACACAAACATAAACTTATCTGGGAAGAATATCTTATTATTGATATCCATTGAGGAGTCATGTGAGGTTTCGACTATAAAATAATCTCTATTAACATCATACAATTTCCTAGCTATCTCATCACCCATAAAATACTCAGGTATTTCTTCTAGGTGGATTATATCAGGGTTTATATCATTAATAATATCAAACAATTCTGATTTATCATCTTGTAGGGTATAAAATCTATCGATAGGTATTATGTCAATAATTTTATTTTTTGTTACTATTAATCTACCCCCAGTACAATCAACCCATTCAATAACATATATTTTAAAGTCATTTTTAAGTAGTTCTATTTTTTTAACCAGATATTGGGGTAAACCACCAGTTGAGAGGTGGGGGGCAATATAAAGGAGTTTTCGCATTTAATTTTTCTTATCCCTCAATATAATAACAATTATACTAATAGCCAAATTCTAAATATCAAGAAGAAGATCTTTCGATCTTCTTCCTTTTATATTATTTAATCATATCCTGGGAATTGGTATTTGGTTCCATTTACATTGATAAAAAGCCAAATATCGGGTCTTCCTAAATAGATGGAGGTATCAGCGTAAGCTTCAGTACCTCCAACTATTTTATCAGGGTAATCTCCACGAGTTGGTTCGTATACTGATGCTGCATCATCTACTCTTAATGTAGTTGTACGGGTTCTACCATCTATGTAAACCTCTTCAAGAGTATTATCAATTGTGGTGAAATCCGATGACTGTACTAAAGTTGATGATACTGTTCTTACCATAGCATTTGTAGTAACATAAGCACCTCCACTAATACCACTTGTCCCACTTATAGTTACCCCAGATGTACCTTCAGCCCCTGAAGTACCACTTGAGCCTGAGGAAGAGCTTAAGGCACTTGCACCTGCTTCTCCTACTTCTCCTGAAGAACCATTTGTACCACTTGAGCCTGAAGAAGAGCTTAAGGCACTTGCCCCTGAAGCTCCATCTACTCCTGAAGAGCCTGAAGTACCACTTGAACCTGAGGTTGAACTTAAGGCACTTGCCCCTGCTTCTCCTACCTCACCTGAAGAACCATTTGAACCTGTTGATCCGCTACTATTACTTAAGGCACTTGCCCCTGCTTCTCCGGCCTCTCCTGAAGTACCACTTGAGCCTGAGGTTGAACTTAGGGCACTTGCACCTGCTTCACCTGCTTCACCTGCTTCACCTGAAGTACCACTTGAGCCTGTTGATCCACTACTATTACTTAAGGCACTTGCACCTGCTTCACCTACTTCACCTGAAGAACCATTTGAGCCTGTTGATCCACTACTATTACTTAAGGCACTTACACCTGCTTCACCTACTTCACCTGAAGTACCATTTGAGCCACTTGAACCTGAGGTTGAACTTAAGGCACTTGCCCCTGCTTCACCTACTTCACCTGAGGAACCATTTGAGCCTGTTGATCCACTACTATTACTTAAGGCACTTGCACCTGCTTCACCTACTTCACCGGAAGTACCATTTGTACCACTTGAACCTGAGGTTGAACTTAAGGCACTTGCCCCTGCTTCTCCTACCTCACCTGAAGAACCATTTGAGCCTGTTGATCCACTACTATTACTTAGAGCACTTGCACCTGCTTCGCCTACCTCACCTGAGGAACCATTTGAGCCTGTTGATCCACTACTATTACTTAAGGCACTTGCACCTGCTTCACCTACTTCACCTGAAGTGCCATTTGTACCGCTTGAACCTGAGGTTGAACTTAGAGCACTTGCACCTGCTTCTCCTACCTCACCTGAAGTACCGCTTGAGCCTGTTGATCCGCTACTATTACTTAAGGCACTTGCACCTGCTTCTCCTACCTCTCCTGAAGTACCATTTGTACCACTTGAGCCTGAGGTTGAACTTAAGGCACTTGCCCCTGCTTCGCCTGCTTCACCTGAAGTACCACTTGAGCCTGTTGATCCACTACTATTACTTAAGGCACTTGCACCTGATGTTCCTGCTTCTCCTGAAGTACCATCTACTCCTGAAGAGCCTGAGGTTCCTGTTGTATTGCTTAAGCCTGATTGACCTGCATTTCCGTTTGAGCCTGTTGCACCTGAAGTACCGCTTGAACCTGTTGATCCGCTACTATTACTTAAGGCACTTGCCCCTGCTTCTCCTACCTCACCTGAAGTACCACTTGAGCCTGTTGATCCACTACTATTACTTAAGGCACTTGCCCCTGCTTCTCCTACCTCTCCTGAAGAACCGTTTGTACCGCTTGAACCTGAGGTTGAACTTAGAGCACTTGCACCTGCTTCTCCTACCTCTCCTGAAGAACCATTTGAGCCTGTTGATCCACTACTATTACTTAAGGCACTTGCACCTGCTTCTCCTACCTCTCCTGAAGTACCATTTGTACCGCTTGAGCCTGAGGTTGAACTTAGGGCACTTGCCCCTGCTTCTCCGGCCTCTCCTGAAGTACCATTTGAACCTGTTGATCCGCTACTATTACTCAAGGCACTTGCACCTGCTTCTCCTGAAGTACCATCTACTCCTGAAGAGCCTGAGGTTCCTGTTGTATTGCTTAAGCCTGATTGACCTGCATTTCCGTTTGAGCCTGTTGCACCTGAAGTACCATTTGAGCCACTTGAGCCTGAGGTTGCACTTAGAGCACTTGCACCTGCTTCTCCTACCTCTCCTGAAGAACCATTTGAGCCACTTGAGCCTGAGGTTGAACTTAGAGCACTTGCACCTGCTTCTCCTACCTCTCCTGAAGAACCGTTTGTACCGCTTGAGCCTGAGGTTGAACTTAGGGCACTTGCCCCTGCTTCTCCGGCCTCTCCTGAAGTACCATTTGAACCTGTTGAACCGCTACTATTACTTAGAGCACTTGCACCTGCTTCTCCTGAAGTACCATCTACTCCTGAAGAGCCTGAGGTTCCTGTTGTATTACTTAAACCTGATTGACCTGCATTCCCGTTTGAGCCTGTTGCACCTGAAGTACCATTTGTACCGCTTGAACCGCTACTATTACTTAGAGCACTTGCACCTGCTTCTCCTGAAGTACCATCTACTCCTGAAGAGCCTGAGGTTCCTGTTGTATTACTTAAACCTGATTGACCTGCATTCCCGTTTGAGCCTGTTGCACCTGAAGTACCTGAACTACCGGTTGATCCTGAAGTACCACTCTCACCTGATGAACCCACTGTACCTGAGGAACCTGAGGTATTTGATGAACCTGATGTTCCTGCTTCTCCTGAAGTACCATCTACTCCTGAAGAGCCTGAGGTTCCTGTTGTATTACTTAAACCTGATTGACCTGCATTTCCGTTCGAGCCTGTTGCACCTGAAGAACCATTTGTACCGCTTGAGCCTGAGGAAGAGCTTAAGGCACTTGCACCTGCTTCTCCTGAAGAACCATTTGAGCCACTTGAGCCTGAGGTTCCTGTTGTATTGCTTAAACCTGATTGCCCTGCATTTCCGTTTGAGCCTACTTCACCTGAAGTACCATTTGTACCGCTTGAGCCTGAGGTACCATTTGATCCGGAGGTTCCGGAAGTATTTGATATGTTAGATGAACCAGCAGTACCTGCTTCCCCTGAAGTACTATCGACTCCAGATGTTCCAGATGTTCCAGATGTACCCGCTGTATTACTTAAGCCTGATTGTCCTGCGTTTCCTGAAGAACCTACTGTACCTGAGGAACCGTTTGTTCCTGATGAAGAGCTTAACCCACTTGTACCTGATAAACCAGAGGTACCTGAAGTGCCACCTACACCTGAGGTACCTGAAGTACCAAGTGTTAATCCTGATGTACCCTTTGATCCCGTTGTACCTGAAGTACCTGAAGTACCGGTTGCTCCTGAAGTGCCACCCTCACCAGTTGTGCCAGATTCACCTGTGGATCCTGCTACACCCGATGTACCAGATGTACCAGATGTAAGGCTTCGACCTGATGTACTCGCTGTACCACTAGTTCCACTTGATATTTTAACGTATCCTATTTTACCTGATCCCGTAGCATATGTTAATAAAAATGGAAAATCTTGAATAGGTGCTGATTTTATTGAAAACTCATCACCGTTACCACTTATATCAAATGTACTGCTACCTGTTACAGCAAAACCCCCACCATATGATCCTGTGATTTGGGCTGATCCTGTGAATGGGAATCCTGTTTCTCCTATCTCTACACTATGGGTAACACTACTACTGGGGAAATGGAATGTAAGAATAGATCCATCCAGAGAGCTAGAGTAGTAGAGTGATTGGAAATTGCCATCTACATCCGTAAAGGTTAATTCTGAGCCTTTATCTTGTCTTAATATAATCCCCATCTAGTTTTGTTTATAAATATTATAAAACCTTATATTATAAAGATGGTTCGATAAAATCTGTAAAACTATCATCGCTTTTAATTTGGGTTGTTGTGGTTGAGTGGGATAATGTATTATTTATACCCTCTAAATTTGAAGTAGTTTCCATATTGAAAATAATTTTTGTTTTACTTGAAAATCTTTTCAATGATGAAAGTTGTTTTTGTATATTATCAGGAACTAGATACCCATACAATTTTAAGGTAAAAGTTGATTTAACTACTCTCTCCCCTTGTGATGGAAGTTCTACGGGTGTTGAGAAGTTATCAATTCTAGCTCTAAATTTAAATCTTTCGGGATCTCCCCAATACGAATCAGAGGCATAGTTAATAGCTTCAATTATCTTATTTAATTGTTCTACGTAATATGTAGAAACTATAAAATCATAAGTTATATTAACATAATCGGGGACTACTACTGCGTAGTTTACTTTTTCAGGGCGTCTATTATTTAATATTCCGAAATTATCATAAGCATTATTTACAGAATAACTCTTTTGCCAAACGGCCACATTATTAGGATGATTAGCATCTAATTTATTGGAGACACTTCTTATCTTCTCAACATTATTACGTTTAAATGTAATTAAGGGTAACATAATTTTACCTTTTTTATCCCTATAATAACCATCCTTTTGAACTTGTTTCCACCTTTCAGGTGAACCGTAAATAAATGGTACTCTTTGTACCACACCATTTTGCTGGACTGTAGGTTTAATGACATTGTTCATATAATAAGCTATAGCTTCATCAATTTCTTTAAAACCTAAGGTAAAGGGTTTTGTAGTGTCATCTCTAAAGGATACCTGCCCCCCCCTATTAAATTCTGGTGTTTGGTTTGGGTTCCCAGTTTCAGCAAACCCAGAGGCACCCGAAGGTGGATTATAGGGTTGCTGTTGTGAGATACTTATTTCTCTTTGGGTCTTTGGTATTGGTGTTTTTCCTTTATTCGCCATTGTTTCCAGTATATAATCTTGATTGTGTAATTCCTACTTTATCACTAGGTACATAATGTGTTTCAACAATAATTGAAATTGAAGACCCAAAATCTTCTAACCCTGGATTGAGTGGGTTGGTATTATTTGGGTAATCTGGGTTTTTCCCCATAAAATATTGGTTAGCGTTAGTATTATCTATTTCATAATATCCATCTTGATACATTATTATATCACCCACTTCAGGAACCAAATTGGCCCCATATTGATAGTTTGTAGGGTTGAAATTCTTGTTAAAATCCTCCATCTTATCTAGTAAATCATCTCTTAAGAACTTAAATGTAGCCCCCCAAGTAAAATCTGTACCTAAATCGGTTTCTGGGTATTCTTGGGCTTTTCTTTCTATTAAACAGTTTAATAATACAGGACCCATATAATATTTCCCCCCAGAGGCCTCTCCGTAAATATTTACTTTTGTTTCTTCTAATTTATATTTGTAAAAAGAACATTGTTGGGTGATGATATCAGCCATCAATTCTCGATTAACGTGTCTAAATAAACTTATATCTCTTGCAGATCCAAAAAGTGCGCACATAATTATCCTATATAAATTGGAAATGGACTTTTGCTTAGTTCTTTTTCTAAAAAGTCACCCTCAGTAGCTCTTCTTTCTAATAACTTTTCCCTTGAAGTATCATCAAGATAAGTTCTTAACCTATCAATTAGTTTTTCTTTTTCATTAGTTGCAGCTGATATTAAATCTGCTTGATTTAAAGTAACTGTATCCCCAGGGATTGGTACTGATTGATATTTACCACGAACATATCCTAACATTTCTTTACACAGTGCCAAAGCATATTCAAATATCCAACTTCTACCTATAGAGTTAATTTTACTATAAACTGGATTAGTATAGGGAACCTCTGATATTTGGGTTATTCTCCCGTTTCCATTTTCAAACGAAGCTGATGATCTTTCTGAGTTTAATATATATTCAAATTTCATAGAAGTAGGTCTTCCATCGGGTATTGGGAATATTTTTAAATGGTTGTTATGCATTTCAAAAGAGTAATTAGCTCTTCTAATCATATCATTAAATTCTATTTGTTGAATTACTTGTAAATCATAATTAATAGGCATTAACATGAAATTTACCCCGGCTGGTGAGTAGTTTTCCCAACCAAATGAATCCATCATATCCATGGTACCTGTTCCTGTACCTGCATAGGGGTCAAAAAATCTTAACATAGCAGGTGGTGCTTCGTAAAATACTCTCATAATTTCTATATCATGACCTCTATAATGTGGGATGTTTACTTCAGCCCATTCCTCTAAATTATAATCTTGAATAGATTCTGTCAATGCAATTGAACCTTTATGCCAATCTACATTACCACCCGTTCCCGCTTCAACCCCATACTGTTTTGATATTGCTATAATTCTACCTAAGTTGGGGGTAATTATAACATTATTAACATCAGTAGTACTATCTGCTCCTTCTAAAGTTAAATAATTTTCTCTAATTTTATAAGCATATATCTCATTTCCATAAACTGTAACTGCTTCTTCAAAGGCTGCATAAAAATTTAGGTCTTGAAGTTCAACATCTACAATAGGGTAACCTAGACGACGTGAGGCAAAAGTTGTAAATTTATTGGCATCAGCTTGAAATTCTAAATCATTATCATAAAACCCAAAAGGTGTATCACCTGGGGTAAATGAACTAGATCCTGGGTATATTTGTATATTTGCCATATTTTTATATGTTATGCATTAACTACTACATACTCTACATCTAAACTTGAACTTAGAGAATATACAGCAATGTTTGTTATATCATTATTAAATGTCCCATTAAAATTACTTCCTGTAACTTTGGTACTTGAAAACATCAATGATGAAGTTGGAAGACATTCCATACTCCAATAAGAAGGACCACTACCTACATCAGATGATGTGAATGATACTGATAGAGATGATGATGTATCTAGATTAGAAATTCTAACGTATTTTATACTACTTGAAGGAAATGTTCCTGCGCCTGGGTTTACACCGTTTACATTTATCAAGTCAATAGATGTTGTAGGGGGAATTGTTATAATTCTTCTATCCACATTAGTTACATTATTTACTGAGAAATATGTTTCATTAAGTGTTTTAATACCCTTAACTATATGTTCTTCCTTAATTTTGATTTGGAATACTGTTGGGGTTAATATAGATGCCATGTTATTTTTGTTATAAATATACAAAAGGGGTGGTTCCGTTTAGAAATCACCCCAATATATATGCTTTATAATTACGTTTTGACTCTCCCACTACTTCCGGAAGTACCTTGTATGTAAGCGTATAATCTTTAGGTGTATGTAAATAGCATGATGTGGTATCAATGTGTGGTACTTGTGGAATTTATACGTTTATATATAGCGTTAACCCACTAATTAATAATAATAAAGTATAATATATACCCCTATAAAAAAGGGACGCAAAATGCGTCCCTTCTTATTATTTAACCTTTGTAGTTAATTAATACTATAGAGTATTTAAACCTTCTACGAAAATTTTAGCATAAAATTCTGGTCTAACTACTTTCTTAGCATAACGAGTAAGTAAACCTTTACGTGGAGTAAATGTTTCTGGATCGTATACCAATGGAGTCATAATTAAAGGAATGTATGGGGCAAATACAGCACCTGCTTCTAAGAACTGACCACCTCTGAATCCCATAAGGATTGTATTTTCAGTCATATAAGGGTTTTTATAAACAGTATATCTACTATTAATAGTACCTGATTTCTGTACACCAAATGCGTATGAAGCTTTTGCAGCATCACCATCTGAAGTACTAGCAAATCCCGGAATTGATTCCAAAATAGTAGCTACTGAAGGAGAACATACTAAGAAATTAGCACCACCTCTAAGAGTTTTCTGATGAATAACATTACTTAACTTTTGAATCTTAGTTCCTAATGTTTGGAACCATTGGCCTTGAGAATTATAAAAACCTAAATCACTATTTACAACACCCGTTGATGCTATGGATAAGTTGTTTTGTGCACTCCAGTATTCAGTACCAGCAGAAGCTGATTCGATCAACATATCAAGTATTTCCATATCAATTTCTAATGAGATATACTCACTCATGATAGAAGTTAATTCAGCTTCAGCATCTAAACTATGGTAAGCGTTAAGATCTTGAGCAAATTCAGGAGTCCAAACAGCTTTCAATTTACGTGTCTTAGCAACAATGGCTTCAGAAGACATTTGAACGTTGATTTCTGGGATTGTGATTGGTGTGTTGTTGTTGTTTAAGTTATTATTTCTATCTTCAAAATCACCTCTTTGGAAGTCTTTTGTTTCTAGTAAATACTCAACTTTAACTGCTCCACCCTTAACTACAGAACTACTGACAAAGAAGTCGATTGTTGTACTATCAGCACTTACAGTAGTAAACTGTGGGTATTGGGTAGTAGAAGCTGGTAAGACAGCAGCTGAACCTGAAAGGTAGAATGCTCTTACTGCTCTTGTATCATAGTTAGGTAAAGATCCTACAGGAACTGACAACTTCACAATTTGATTTGAGGCACCCGCTACATAAGACTGGGAAACTGAAGAATCAGCATGTAGATCTGTATACCAGTTAACTGAAGCAGAAGCTACAGTGTAAGCTGCAGATTGTGTGTTGTTGATAGAGTATCCAAAACGACCCGCACCATAAGCACCACCTGTAGATCCATTACCAAATGGAGTATTACCATCAGTATCACCATACATAGAATCACCTGATGTGAATGGAGCTTTTGTAGTACCATATTGGAAATCTAGATAAAATACTAGGCCAGAAGGAAGATTCATTGGTTGAACCGAAACGAATTCTTTCGCTGCGATTTGACCAAATACTTTTCTTACCAATGGTAAAGCAACACCTGCCCACTGAGCACCTGTTCCAGCTGTAAATGTACCTGATGTTCCTGCAGGACCTCCAGTTTGACTTGTTTCTACAACAAGCTGTTTAGCTTGATTTTCTAGGATCATAGACATATTGTTCTTGTCAGTATCGTTTGGAATACCTTCTAACAATCCTGTCTTGCTCCACTTATTGGCTAATCTTGCAGCATCACTTTGTAATGACTTATAAGGATTAGCACTTTCTAATAAAGAATTTAATTGACTCATTTTAATTTTTTTTTTGTTTTATTAATTTATTAATTTTTACCTATTAACGGATAATACCCGCTAATTTTTGGAATCGTGCCACCATCTCATCTGATTCAAGGATGGGGCGTTTAGTATTTGATGCAACATATGTTGAAGCAGAAGCACTACCTTTAAAGCTTTCGCTAATTGGTTTAATAAATTTTGATTTAACACTACTATTAATAGTTTCAAATACAAGTTTCGCTTCTTTAATATTTGTAGCTTTATCAAAAGCACCTAATACTTTAACTTTTTGACTTTCAGATAAATTTTTAGCACGGAATACTTTATTTGTGTAAAGTAATTTGGCATTTAGTAAGTTAATTTCATTAAGCTCTGATCTTAAAATTGCAACCGTTTCCATTGCTTCTTTTAAATCTTTACTTAAATCTTCTTTCTCATCTTCCATACCATCTTTATAACCTTCCTCTTCAGCATCTGTACGAGCATTTTCATCTACAGTTATATCATCTTCAACGTCAATATCTATATCATCTTCCGAATCCATATCCACATCCATACTATCATCTTTAACTTCCATTTCTTCTCCAGGTCCTAACTCACCGGCTGCTACCATATCTTCGATTACATCTTCGATAAATGATTTAAGGTCGTCTTCTGACATATCTTCAAGGTCAA